ATTCTTTAATACCCGACTCGGTAATATTCTCTGCCAGGATAGTCATATCGGGAGCTACATAAGAGTCAAAGTCAAAACTATAAGTTAATTCTCTAATTTTTCTTTTTGCTCTTTGTAGAAACATGGTGACGTTTGCTACCTGAATTGCATCCACATTAGCTGATCCATAAGATGTTTGTCTTTGAATTTGTATATTAGTAGGTGTAATTGGTTGAGTTGTACCTGATGCTGATACCACGAACTCACCACCGACTGTTCCCGCAATCAATGATCTTTGTGCAGATAAAAATCTAATACTGTTTACTTTGTTTGATGCGATTGTATAAATCATCGCTGAAGTATCAGTTACACTTGTGTGATATCCATCATCAAAATTTTCATATTCGTTTACTTTTGAAAAGAATAATGTTTGTGGTTCTTCGTTTGTACCCGCAAACACTAATCGTTGTTCAAAGAAAGTCACACTGGATGGATGTCCAGTAGTGTCGGAAAATGATCCTAAAGCAAAATCTGTATTGGCTGATCCTGATCCTAGAGCTACTTTCACTGTACCGACTACTTCTGTTGTTGAATTAAAAGCAGTAATAATCGCATGACCATCATTAAAATGTATTGCTCTACCTACATCCGTTGATTTAAATCCATCACCACCATTGATGCCTGTTGTAGAAGAAGCGGTAAAAGTTGCTGATGATCCTACTGCTGTATGAGAAGCGGTGATTGTTGTTGTTGTGTCGTTATGTGCTTGGAATGGGGGAACATTAAATTCTACTTCGTTTAGTGTCCAGGATGTATGTCCTGTTCTTGATAATTTTCTAACTGTATAATCGCGATGACAGATATACATGATATCTGCAGATTGTGCGAACTTGAGTTGTGCAACATCAGCTGCTGCATAAGGGGAAGCTATTTCATAAATTCTAAAAGCACTACCACCAGAAGCATAGGCAGTATAGCTGCTAGAGTCGATATTGTTCCCATCAACATCCTGTAACTCAAATGTATTGGCGGTTGTGTTAGCGACTTTAAAAGTCTTTCCATTGACTTCCACCATTCCTGTAACTGAACTAATAATGACATGATCCCCATTGGTATATCCATGTGCGGTAGAAGTTACTACTGCTGGATTAGCTTGGCTGATGTTCGTTATTGTCTTAGCTGTTTCTGTAATAATACCTTTGTCTTTAAAGAAACGAATATATTGATCTCCAAACTCTAAGACATAAGTTTGAACTGTTGAAAATTCAAAAGGAATTAATCTAACAGCACTAGAGCTATCTTTCACTTCATGAACAAAAGATGTACCTGGTCTACGACTTGCACCACCATGAGGTTGAATTGTAAAATTACTAATGGTTTTTGCACCATTATAATATTTTGTTAAATCTGTTCTTCCATCTAGCCTGGGTGATAATTGACCAGCGGTAAAGTTGGTGTAAGCAACAGTTTGTCTTGGCATTTAAAACCTCGAATTAATAAATGTTGAACTGTCTATATAGTCTGGTGTTCCTTCGGTTGCGTCTGCGTGTCTAGCTAATCTTAATTTTTCATTGTAATCTTGTTTCAATGCAACAGCTAAACTGGTTGAACTGGTAATCGCATAACATAACTCAGCTGCTAATCTTGCTACAATAGACTCAATTAATAAACTATCATATTGAGTAGGATCAGCTACCCTGGCTGAGTATATTAAATAAACAGTATCTTCATCCGTTAATATTTTTCTACCTTCTACTTTAAATTTTTGACCGCCATCGACATTAGATGATGATCCATCATGGTAGCCACCTAGCGACAAAACCCTAATACAATCACTAGGCAGCTGATATTGATATGTGTATTCGTGTGTTGGACTAGCTGTATCTTGAGCTAGTTGAACTCTTTTGACTAAACAATTCCAGGTATGCTCTCTAAAGACTGCATCTCTTAATGGTTCATATCGTTGATTACATAATCTTGCATTCTTACTATCCTCTGTTAAGGCAGTAATATTATTCGCACCTAAAATATTAAGAGCTGAATTACAAATTTCTACTACAGATGTCATCCTATCATTGTCTTTCTATTTGATTTTTTATTATTGTTAGCAAATTTTCTTGCTGCTTCTTTACTACCAAAACCCCAGGCTCTTAATGCTAATGCTAATCTTGTTGGCTCTCCGTTTGGTTTTTTCATTCCACCCGACATTCCAGCAAAACGAGCAGCAAAAGATACTCTGCGTGGATTTGTTCCCGACTTTACTGGTGCTTTTAAATTACTACCCTCTGTTCTTTTGTAGTAATCTCTACCAGCTTGGTTTAATCCACCACTTTTGTTTTGATATTTCTTTAAAGGCATCTTAACCGATCATTGTTTTCTTTTTTGTTTTTCTAATTTTTTTTAAATCAGCAGCTTCAATCTTCTTTGGATTACCCGCTACTGCGGCAAGTTTCTTTTGTTTTGGTGAATATTTTGAATATGGCATGATTTATCCTATCATAGTTTTTTTCTTTTTCTTAGGAAATCCAGCTTTCATATTAGCATAGGCTTCGTCAGAAATAGTTGATTTTGATTTTGGTCTGGATGTTCCAGCCTTTTTTCTTTTGTTGATATTGTAATATAAACCTTTACTTGGCATCGTTTTCTCCTTTGTGCAAGGGGAGCAAAAGCTCCCCCTGGTTAAGTAGATTACTCGTCACAAGCGACTTCTACTACTTTTTCTTCTTCCATTCTAGTTGCACCGATTGCCATAGAATAGTAGACCTGAGTAGCATAAGACTTGTCAGCTCTTTCATCAATACGAGCTGTTACGTCTTTACCAATAGCAAGTTTAATTGCATCTTCAGTAAATGCGTAGCAAAGTCTATCGTCTGTGTTTGTAGCATCAAAACTTAGTCTTGTTGAAGGAATGAACTCAAATCCTAAGAATGAGTTTACTGAACCTTGAGCAAGAGCTTTAACTGTGTTGAAGTCAGATGACTTAACTTCAGTTGTAGCTAATAAGTCTTGGATCTGCTTTGGTGAGCATAGGAAATATCTCTTTAATGAAGGATCTACATCCGCATTATCTAAAAGATATTTTGCTTCTAGTAGTTTAGCGATTGTTAAACCATCTGTTTGAGAAGCTGAAAAAGGCTTCTGTCCAGCTGGTAAAGTTACTGCTGTACCACCAGCAACACCAGTGTCTGCTGATCCGCCAAGAGCAGTAATGACAACATCATCCATCGCTCTACCCATCGCTGCGGCTGCTGCTTTAGCGTAGGAAGAAGTTGGATCAATTAACATTCTTACTTTGTCAAGATCATCAATGAGATCAGCCCACTCGTAGTCAGCGAGTGAAACTCGTCTGCGAGAGTGTGGCGTATCAATTTGTGGTGTATCTGCGTGTCGTGTGGATCTTACTTGAGCTGTGACTGCACCAATCTGTTCGAAGAAAGCATTCTTACCTTTGATTGTTTCAACATCAACAGCGTTTCTAAGTAAAGAACCCATTTGCTGTGAAAGCATAGAAACGTTGTTACTATACTGTTCTACAAATGCTGTAGTTATTTGTGTAGACATTTTTGTCTGTTCCTTTCTTAATAGTTGTTGTTTTTACTTTCTTCGATAAATTATCCGTAAAGGGTTTATCTTCATTTAACATCTGATAGATGTCAGTCTTTCCTAATGTCACCAGAGTCCTATTAGGATTATTCTGGACTTATCCCATGCTTCATATTCTGGAGCATGAAAACTTCTTCAACAGCTGCTCTGTGTCCAGGATGTTTTTTATCCCAGTACGGAGTATTAGGAGCTGTTAATTTTTCTATCTCTCTTTGAGCATCATCTGGAGTCATTGTCAAATCATTTTCTGCAGTCATGTTATCTTCAGAAAAGTTCTCTGCTAATCCAGCTAATGCTTTAATGAACTGAGGATCATTACCTAAGAGATTACCATTCTCTAATTTAACTTCTTTCATTTCATTAGGGAAAAATTTTTGAAAGACATTATCCGCTTGTTGGATCTTTTTATCAAAAGCTAAACCCCAATCTTTTCTTAAATCAGACTCTGATTGTTCCCTTACTTGCTGTTGTTGTGCAGCTAATGTTTCCTGTCCACTTTCAGATAGTTCACCATAAAAGTTTAATATCTTACTTGCCTGGTCTGCATTTAATCCAATCGAATGTGCTACTTCTTTAAACTGTTGTAATCCAGGATCACTTGCATCTAGTTTTGTTTCAAACTGATAATCATTCGGTGTTTCTGGTCTACCTAATTTAGAATAAATAACATTCCAATCATCTTGAGTTGTATGTTTGCCAGGCACTGGAATTTTATCCATGCCAATCATTTTCTGTGCATGGACTAAACTCTTAGCCATATCACCAACATTAGTAAAATTTTTTAATGATGGCTCTCCTCGTAAATCCTCTGGTAACTGATCTAAGAAAGTTACGCCAGGATCTGCCGCTTGTGTTTCTTGTGTTACTTCAGATTGCTGTTCAACAGCAGTTGTCTGTTCTTCACTCATCTTTTCTTTTTCTCCTTAATTATATTTTTAATCATTAGTAAGACAGATCTTTGTCCTTCTAGATATGCCATTTCTAATGAGTCTTTGGAAAATGTAGTTGTGTTTTGATGGAGTCTACTTTCGAGATCTTCTAAAACTTTCTGTCCTTGGACAGTACCAAAAGTTGTTCTATAGTTTTGAAAAAGATCGTCTAGTGTTTTTTTATCCACGCTGTAGTTCCTTCACCAAAGGTGCTACTTTTCCACCAGCTTCAGCCATCTGCATATCCTGTTGCTGTTGTGCTGCTTGTTGTTGAGCTGCAGCTCTTTGCTGTCGGATAGCCTGGACTTCATCCACTGATCGTATCACTTTCGATGGTACACCTAAAACTTTCGCCAAGTGATTTACCATGCGGTCACTGTCAATGAAATCCATTACTGGACTCATTTGTGACATCGGAGTGATAATCTCTAAGGTACGAAGTATTGCCTGGACATCTCCTTGTTTCTGAGATCTTGCCAATGGTGATACATATTCGATATCAATGGTTTGACCTTGAAGTTCTTCTGGAGCTGGAGGTAATATTCCTTTCCTTAGTAGAATATTAAAAGTTCTATTAATCAAAGGCTGTAACATTTCTGATTGTAGTCTACCTAGTACGGGAGCTAACAATCTCATCTTTTCTTCGTTACGCTGCATTACTTCCGTTGCAGTCATCTGAATGTTTTGTGACATCAATAACTGATCGATATAGTATGCTTGTTTAATAGCTGTTCTTCTTTGTTCTTCAATATTTAAACCTAATGGTGTATTCGCACCAATGTTTAATGGAGTAATTGTATCTCTTGAACCACTACGATAAAAGTTTAGTCCACCTGGTTGTGTTCTTACGGGTAAAACAAAAGAGTCATCAGGCACTAACAATGGTGGATCTACCATTTTTTGTGCAGCCTTAATTGTTGTTTCTGCCATCTTGTTAATCATCTTGATATCAGCAAGA